ATTTCCGCAAGGAATAAGGCAAAGGCAAGCAGATGACCTATCTAGAGTTAATTAACGATGTACTGATTCGGTTACGTGAGACTACTGTCTCTACGAACAGCGAAACCTCGTATTCCACTTTAATTGGCAAGTTTGTCAATGATGCAAAGCGTCAAGTAGAAGATGCTTTTTCTTGGAATGTCCTTGGCACAACAATTACCCTATCTACTACTTCTGGCACATATTCCTACTCTTTAACTGGTTCTGGTCAGAAGTTCCAAGTTCAAGATGTGATAAACGCAACAAGCAATCTTGGTATGAAGAATATCGACTTTGCGAGCATGAATCGTTTTCAGAACTTCTCTACCCCTATAAGTGCCATCCCTTCCTACTATGCCTTTGATGGCGTAGACAATAGTGGCGACACAAAAGTAACTCTCTATCCTCGTCCTGATGGCGTGTATAGCATACCATTCTCTTTAACAGTCCCACAAGCCACTTTGTCTGCTGATGCTACTGTTGTCAAAGTACCTGATGTTTTGGTGGCTCAAAACGCCTATGCAAGGGCTTTAGTGGAGCGTGGTGAGGATGGTGGACTATCTTCCTCTGAGGCTTATGCGCTATACAAAACAATGTTGTCTGACCACATAGCATTGGAAGGCACTCGCTACCCTGAGAACCAAGGATTTGTAGCGGTATGAGTCAAGGAATCCAAGTCTCTAGCATAAGCGCACCAGGCTTTTACGGGTTAAACACCCAAGATTCTCCTTTGGACTTAGGCCAAGGCTATGCTTTGGTTGCAACAAATTGCATCATTGACCAATATGGACGCATTGGCGCACGTAAAGGCTGGTCAAGAGTTAACTCATCTAGTGGCAACTTGGGTGCTAATGATGTAAAAGTTATCCATGAGTTAGTTCAGGCTGATGGCACTTTGACTGTTTTATTTGCTGGAAACAATAAGTTATTCAAGTTGGGTGCATCCAATGTTGTTACAGAACTCACCTACGGGGGAGGTGGTACTGCCCCAACTATCACAGCAAGTAACTGGCAATGTGCATCTTTAAATGGAATAACCTACTTTTTTCAGTCTGGTTATAACCCATTGATATATGACCCAGCCGTAAGTACAACTACTTATAGACGTGTTTCTGAGAAAACTGGTTATGCGGCTACTGTGCCTGATGCAAACATTTGTATATCAGCATTTGGTCGTCTGTGGGCGGCTAACACCACTTCTAACAATTCTACTGTTTACTTTAGTGACTTGATTGCAGGTCATGTGTGGTCAACAGGAACTGCTGGTTCTTTGAATGTCAACAATGTATGGGTGAATGGTGCTGACCAGATTACTGGTTTGGCGGCTCATAACGGCTTCTTGTTCATCTTTGGTATGCGTCAGATTCTTGTGTATTCAGGTGCTACTAGCCCGTCTACTATGACCTTGAGCGACACAGTTGAAGGAATTGGTTGCATTGCTAGAGACAGTATTCAGACGACAAGCACAGATGTGTTGTTTTTATCCAACTCTGGTGTTCGTTCATTGATGAGAACGATCCAAGAGAAGTCTGCGCCTGAGAGAGACTTATCTAAAAATATCCGTAATGACTTAACTAGCGTTATTGCTGGTGAGACATTAGCCAACATTAAGTCTGTCTATTCTGAGCGTGAAGCGTTTTACTTGTTGACTACTCCTAGCATTGGTGCTGTGTATTGCTTTGATACAAAAGGCATATTGCAAAATGGCGCATCTAGGGTGACAACTTGGGATTCTATTCAGCCAACAGCACTCTTGTCTCGCAGAGATGGAAGTCTCTACATTGGTAAGAATGGCTATATTGGCTTGTATAGCACTTATCAAGATTACACATCTTCTTATAGGATGTTGTATTACACAAACCATGCTGATTTAGGTAATCAGAATCAAACATCTATCTTGAAGAAGTTATCTATTGTGGTTATTGGTGGAAGCAACCAGATTGTGACATTTAAGTGGGGCTTTGACTTTAAGACCAATTATTTGTCAGACAACAGCACAATTCCTACTCAGGGAGAGTCTTATTACGGGATTGCTGAGTATGGCGCTAATGCTACGACTATTGCTGAGTACAGCGATGGCGTGGCTTTGCAGACGCTTGTTGTTTCTGCAACGGGTGCTGGAAAAGTTGTTCAAACTGGTTATGAGTCAGACATAAATGGAACACCATTGTCTATTCAGAAGATTGAGATACAGGCTAAACAAGGGAAACTATCATGAGTGATTACACCAAAAGCACGAACTTTGCTACCAAAGACAACCTATCTTCTGGCAATGCTCTAAAGATTGTCAAGGGAACTGAGATTGATACTGAGTTCAACAACATTGCTACGGCTATTGCTACTAAGGCAGACTTAACAAGTCCTACCTTTACGGGTTCTCCTTCTTTGCCTACTGGCACAACTGCTGTTACTCAAAGTGCTGGAAATAACACTACTTTGTTGGCAACTACTGCGTTTGTTCAGGCGGCTATTGCTTTGCTTTATCCTGTTGGCTCTATCTACACAAATGCCACATCAAGCACAAACCCAGGCACTTTACTTGGCTTTGGTACTTGGACAGCATTTGGCGCAGGTCGTGTTCCTGTTGGTTTTGACTCTACCAATGCTTTGTTTGACAGCGCAGAAGAAACTGGTGGTAGCGCAAATGCTATTGTTGTGAGCCACACCCATACGGCTACAACAACATCAACGGATTCAGGTCACAGTCATGGTTCTACTGTTGGTAGCGGCTTTATTTCTAATGGTGGTAGTGAGCAATTGGCTGGTGGTAATAACCTAAACTTTGGTAGACCATCAACAACTGCAACAGCCACCGCTAGTATTTCATCTACAACAAGCATATCGACAGAAGGCTCTAGTGCAACAAATGCTAACTATCAGCCATACATAACTGTCTATATGTGGAAGCGGACAGCATGATTACACACCACTTTTCTGATGGACTGTATGCCAAAGAAACGCACATTGAGGCGGGGCAGATGCTCATGCAACATAAGCACAATTACTCCCATTTTGGGATTATTGCCAAAGGTAAGGTTGTAGTTGTTAAAGAGGGTGACATTCAGATTGTTGAAGCCCCTGCTTGTATTGATATTAAGGCTGGTGAGAATCATGGCGTAAAAGCCATCACCGATGTGGTTTGGTATTGTGTTCATGCTACTGACGAGAAAGACCCGTCAAAAGTAGATGAAGTTTTGATTAAGGGGAATTGATATGCCATTTTATGTTGCTGGTGCTAGTTTATTAGGTGGATACCTTCAGGGGGAATCTGCTAAGAGTGCGGCTGAAACATCTGCGGCGGGGCAAAGAGAAGCGGCTCAAATGGCGGCAGATGCCTCCAGATTCCGTCCTGTTGGAGTTACTACTCGTTATGGATCAAGCAATTTCCAAACGGATGCCCAAGGAAATGTTATTGGTGCAGGATATACAGTATCTCCTGAGTTACAAGCCTATCAAAACCAATTGCAAGGATTAACTGGACAGCAGTTACAGCAAGGCTTGATGGCTCAACAGCAATATGCCCCATTACAAGGTGCGGCAGGTGGCTTATTCAGTCTTGGTCAACAATATTTGTCTCAGTCTCCTCAAGAGGCGGCTCAGAAATATATTGAACAGCAACAAAACTTGCTTGCTCCTAGTCGTGAAAGACAGTATGCACAGTTGCAAAACCAATTATTCCAAACAGGTCGTGGTGGTTTGTCAGTAGGTGCTACTGGTGCTAGACCAAGTGGAGCGCAAGGATTGGGTGCGTCTAATCCAGAATTAGAAGCCTATTACAACGCTATGGCACAACAAGATGCACAGTTGGCGGCACAGGCTCAAGCGGCGGGTCAACAACAAACTGCATTTGGTGCAGGGTTGTTTGGTAGTGGCTCACAATTACTTGGACAGTATCAACAAGGTCAAGTTGGCGCATTGTCACCATTCCAAACATCTCTTGGATTGGGTGGAACTATTGAGCAAATGGGTCAGTCTCCATTGCAAATTAGTGCTGAACTAGCGGGTCGTACGGCTAATGCTGGTGCTAATGTTGGGCAAGCATTATTGTCTGGTGGAATAAACGCCGCAAGAACAGCGCAAGCAGGAAACGCTTACAACCCATTGGCTAATGTTTTGCAAGGCGTTGGTACTAATCCATATTTAGGTCAAGCAGTCACTCAATATAGACAACCATATGTAAATGCACAACAAGCAATGAATCAATATGGCGCAGAAAATGTGTATGGATTTGGTGGACAAGGACAAGTTCCAACATCCGTTAATTGGGATATTTAAGGAGTAACCAAATGGCAGAATCAATAATGAGTGGTTTATTTGGTATCACCCCTGAAGAATACCAAGCACAAAAAAATCAACAGACATTAGCACAATCAGCGCAATTGGCTCAACAAGACCCTTTTACGTCTGCTCGTACTAGCCTTATCTATGGTGGTCGTCAGTTGGTTGGTGCATTAGGCGCACAAGACCCAATGTTGCAAAAGATTTCCGCACAAAACCAAATATTGCAAGGGTTGGACATTACCAATCCACAATCAATTTCTACTGGTATTGAAAGAGCGCAACAGGCTGGAATACCTGAGTTGGCATTTAAGTTGGTGGCGGTTCGTGATGAGGCTGTTACTAGACAACAAAAGCAATTGGCGGCACAGCGTCAAATGATGGCTCAAAGAATTGCAATGGGTGCGTATGACCAAGGCCAACCTGAAAGACCTGCACAACTTGATGTTCAAGAACAACAGCAAATGGCAGATCAGGGAACTGCTCCACCTCCAAATATTCCTGCTGTTCCACCAAGTTATGACATCTCTCGTGTCGCTCCTCAGTTGATGGCTCTTGGCCCAGAGGGTATTGCTCAATTAACTACGGCTAAAGCGGCACAAAAAGCAATGTTGCCAGAAACTCAAATTGTTAAAGAGGGAGAGACAATCTATGAAAAATTGCCTAATGGACAGTTTAGAGAACTGATTAGTGGCCCAATCAAGAAAGAATCATTTACTGGTGATTATGCTAATGCCTCAATGACTTTGTTCGGTACTGCCAATATCAGTAAGATACCTCAGACACCAGAGGCAATGGATGCTATTACTAAACAAGCGGCTGTTATAGCGCAAGCCAAACGCCCAGTTACTAATATTTCTTCTCCTATAACTGTCAATATGCAAAAAGGATTTGGGGAGAATCTACAAGAAACAATAACTGGAAGTTTTGCGGCTGGTAGAACGGCTGGAAATACTATTGGCACAATTCAAAATATGAGAAACTTGTTAGATCAAGGTGTTAAAACTGGTTTTGGACAAGGACTAATGTTGGAGTTGGGTACGGCTGGTCAACTGTTTAATCCTAATTTCCAAGTTAAAGGATTGGCTGGACAAGAAGCATTCCAAGCATATTCAAACCAAGTTATCTTGCCTGAAGTTAAGAAATTGGGAGTTAACCCAACTGATTCTGATTTGAAATTTATTGTTCAAGGTTCTCCAAACTTGTCTAAGACTCCTGCTGGTAATAGGTTGTTATTAGATGCTCTTGAGTTGAAATTACTGCGTGAACAAGATTTGGCTACATTTAGCAATAACTGGTTGGCAAAAAATTCTCAAATTGTTAAGACTGATCCAATCGTTGCTCAAACCAGATACAACACAGAGTTTGCTAACTACACAACGCAAAGTCCTTTATATGGACAAGCAGTTGCACAATTAAGACAGAAATTCAATGACTTGGGTGGTAGTTCTCAAGCAACAACACCAGCGACTAGCACCTTACAGCGTGGCGGTTTTGTAACACCTTAAATTTGGAGCATACATGGCATCACTAACAGACCAAATCCAAGACTTGCAAAACGAGTTATTGGTTGCAAAAGAAGCAAACAAGATCACTCCACAGGGTGAGGAGTTGTTGACTGCTATTAAAAGCAATCAATGGGCAACGGGTGGATTTGGACAATTCTTGCAAGGTTTAAGTCTTAATTTCTCTGATGAAGCCATTGGTGCTTTAAAGTCTTTTATTACTACTGAACCAACAAATATTTCCAAGGCTCTAAAGCAAATGAATCCAGAGCAACCACAACCTTCACCTCGTGAAGTTGGAACTGCTATTGAAAGAATGGGTTTGCGTGAGTACAGCCAAGAAAAGCCTCTCTCTTCTGTTGGAGCGCAAATTGTTGGTGGAATGACTCCATCATTGCTGACAAAAAAACCAATGGTTACTTCATTGCCAGCACAAGTCGGATTGGCTAGTGCGGCTGGAGCAACGGCAGGGTTGGGTGAAACTGAGGCTTCATTATTTAGTCCAGAGGCTGGTAAAGAGGCTGGTTTTGGTGCTGGTATAGCGGCAACTGGAACATTGGTTGCCAAACCAGTTGGCATGGTGGTTGGTAAGATTTATCGTTCTGCTGTTGATTCAATGTTTAGTAGCCCTCAAAGATTGGGAGTTGACCAAGCAAGAGGATTGATCAGAGAGGCTTTAGACGCTGATGTTGGTGGTGTTAATGAGGCTATTAACTTTGTGCTTTCCAAAACTGGCAAGCCTTATTCGTTGGCAGATGTTGGCCCTAATAGTCGTGCTTATCTTGATGCTGTGAATGTGTTGCCAGGGCCTGGAAAAACAGAGGCAAAGAAATTCCTTGAGGATCGTGATAAAGGAATATTCTCAAGACTTACTACTGATCTGCAAACTGCCTTTGGTAAACAAGCCGAATACTTTGATGAATTCAATGCTCTTAAAGGGGCAAGGGCTGAACTTGGTAAAAAATTGTATGGAGCCGCTTTACCAAGACAAGTAGAAGTAACGCCAGAATTTACGCAATTACTTGATAGACCAAGTATGAAGCAAGCCTATGAGAGAGCCTCTATGTTGGCTCAAGAGCAAGGTATAAGGTTGCCAAAAGTGCAAATATCTACTGAAGGAAAACTTCTGACAGATGGCGGTAGTTCAATTGGAAAGATTGATACTACATTCATGCACTACATGAAGATGGGATTGGATGACTTAATCTTTACTGGCAAGTCACCATCATCTGGCATGGGAAACACCCAACTAAATGCTATCCGTGATACTCGCAGAGAGTTTATTGACCAGTTGGACAAGGCTAATCCTGCCTATGGTCGTGCAAGGAACTTCTGGGCAAATGACACAGCAGTTCTGGATGCCATGCAAGAAGGTCGTTCAGCATTTAGCAAAAAACCCGCAGACCTTGACCAGTTAATTGCTGATGTTAAGGATATGTCTAAATCTGAAAAAGAAGGTTTGCGTCTTGGAGTTATGCAAAGTCTGATGGATAGACTTGGTGGCGCACAAACTGGCACAACTATGCTTTCCCCATCAGGAAACCCTGCGCTTGAGATGATCAAAAACCCCAAGAATGTCAGAGTTATCCGTGAGACATTTGGTTCTGATGAGGCTGGACAAGATGCTTATAAAAAGTTCATGGGCAACCTGATGAGCGAGATAGAGATGAAAACAACCTCTAAAGTTGTTTTGCAAGGTTCTCAAACAGCGGCTAGAACTGAAGCAGTTAGCAGAATCAGGACTGAATCATCTAAGGAATTGCCAGCACCAAGCGTGATGGGCATTTTGATGAATGCTTTACGCAGAGACTACCAAGGTCTTGGTGAACAGCAATTACGGGCTACTGCTGACGAGATGGCAAGAATGCTTACAACCACAGACCCAACAAAATTGCAAAGAATCTCTAAAGAGTTGTCTGGCAGAACTGTATCTGAAGTGTTACGCAAAAATGCGCCAGAGGTATTGCCAGCACTTGGCAGAGGACTGCTTGGCCCAATCTCAATTGGCTCACAGGCTGGAAACATTGCACCAAATGTAAATCAAGCAGTTCCATTGGGTGGCTTGTTTAGCGGTCAATAGGAGTAAACCATTGATCCAATCACCATCTTTGCTGGATGCAAACTTGCTTATGAAGGAATCAAGACGGCAGTTCAAGCCTATCAAGACATCAAGAAGACTGGCGGTGAGGTTGCAGGTATCGCTGGTGAGGTTGGTGGGCTACTCTCGAAATTCTTTCATGGTCAAGACCAGTTAGAAGAAGACTACAAAAAGAAGCAGGAAGAGACAAAAGAGTTAGCAAAGCAAGGCAAGGTTAAGAATGTAACCCTGCAAGCGATTGATAACGTAATGCACGTCAGGCAGATCAGGCAGTATTACAAAGACTTAGAACACATGGTTAGATACGAGTTGGGTATGCCTGACTTGTGGGTTGAAATTCAAGCAGAGCGTGACAAACTGATTGAAGAAGCCAAAGCAATAACAAAACTACAACAAGCGGCTGAGAGACAAGAATATCTTAAAAGACAAGAGAAACGTAGAAGGATAAAAGAGAAAGTACATATATACATAGCAACACTAATTGCAATTGTTTATGTGTGTACGTTTACTTGGTTTTTAACTTGGTTAGTTGAGTATGACAGGGAATGGAGATGGGGATACTAATATGGGAAATCGCTGTTTTGGTTGTTGTCACCATATTCCTAGTAGTGGTGGTAATTGGTGCGTCTTGGTTTGTGCGTGAGCATGACAAACGGGCTGATTACTATAAAAAGCAAGCAGAAATCTGTTGGAGAAATAAATGAATGACCTACTCAATTTACTCAAGGGTGTCGCACCCACGTTGGCAACTGCTGTCGCTGGCCCTCTGGGTGGCATGGCTATTACCGCTTTGGCTAGTAAGTTTGGCGTTTCTGATTCCGTTGATGCTGTTGCTAAGGCTATCGCAGGCGATCCGCAGGCGGCTCAAAAGATTGCTGAAACAGAATTAGAGTTTGCCAAGTTAGCGGCAGACGCTATGAAGAACGAAGATAACAATGTCTCTACCCGTTGGAACGCAGACATGGCATCTGACTCTTGGTTGTCCAAGAACATTCGCCCTATGAGCCTTGTAGCCATCTTTGCTGGTTACTTCCTGTTTGCCATGATGTCTGCCTTTGGCTTGAACGCTAATGAGGCGTATGTAACCTTGTTGGGGCAGTGGGGAATGTTAATTATGGGTGCTTACTTTGGCGGTAGGACTGTTGAGAAACTTGCAGAAATGAGAAAGAAATAATCATGTTGTTAACACCACACTTTACCCTTGAAGAACTTACAGTAACTAACCATAGGTCGCTTGATAACACACCTAATAGTTCTGAGATAAACAACTTGAAGCGTTTGGCTGAGATGCTTGAAGAAGTTAAAGACTTGCTAGATGGCAAGCCGATCATGGTTAACTCTGCATTTAGGTCAAAAGCCGTAAATGACGCTGTGGGTTCAAAAGACACATCACAGCACAGAGTTGGTTGTGCGGCTGACATTAGAGTGCCTGGGCTTACCCCAGATCAAGTAGTCAAAGCCATCGTTGGTTCGCCAATAGCGTTTGACCAAATCATTCGAGAGTTTGATTCTTGGACACACATCTCTGTTCCTAATGCACCTTCAGGCACACCACGCAAGCAAGCATTGATCATTGACAAGGCTGGTACACGGGCTTATTCATAAATTGTTCATATTGATAAAGCCTAATACGCACTATGAAAATACAGCGTGTAAACACACGGCAATCCTCTGTGCAGATGAGACTGTCGCAACTTCAGAAGAAGTGCTTGCCTTATGACAAAACTTGCGACACAAATCATGGATATTGGTGGATTGCTACTAAGGATGGCGTGGATTGTGGTTTCGCAGGCCTTGTTTATTCTTCTCGCTGGGCTGATTGCGGCTACCTTGTACGTTGTGGTGTTGTGGCTGATCATCGTGGATTCGGCTTACAGAAGAAGTTTATTCGGGTCAGGATTCGACAAGCGAAAGCGTTAGGTCTAAATTGGTTAATCACTAGCACCTACGACAACCCTGCTTCTGCAAATTCTCTTATCTCTTGTGGTTTCAAGATGTTTGATCCAACTAATCCTTGGATGACAAAACACACAAGTTACTGGCGATTAAAACTGGAGTAATTATGGGTCAAACACCTAATGTGAGTGATGCGGAGTTTATGGAGTTGTGGCAAACACATAAATCTATTGCCGCAATACATCAAATTGTAGGAGGCAACCTGCGAACTCTTCAGAGGCGTAGAACTGCACTAGAGCATAAATATGGTGTGTTGATGGAAGCCAAAAATCTTCATGGTAGACCTGAAAGACCCAAAAGTGCATACGAGCGCAAGCAATTAGGCGTTCTAAATGCCGTGGGAATCGTGTTCTCAGATGCTCACTATTGGCCTGGGATCGTTACAACTGCTCATAAAGGTCTTTTATGGGCGATAAAGGAATTTAAGCCATCATTTGTGGTGTGTAACGGGGATGCGCTAGATGGGGCAAGTATTAGCCGTTTCTCACCTTCTGGTGTGGCTGGTAAAGAACCTACCCTTATTGAGGAACTAAAGGCTTGCCAAGAACGCCTTTCAGAGGTCGAAGAAGCCGCCAAGGAAGCCCGTCACAATGTCAAACTGGTCTATACATGGGGCAACCACGATGCTCGATTTAACGCCCGTCTAGCGGCTAATGCACCTGAGTTTGCTAAAACCTTTGGATTTAAATTAGAAGACCATTTCCCTAGTTGGGAGTTCTGTATGACCTGTTGGGCAACAGACGATGTGATTATCAAACATAGATATAAGGGTGGAGTCCACGCTACCCACAATAACACCGCAACAGCAGGTAAAAGTATTGTAACGGGGCATTTACATAGCCTAAAAGTAACACCTTATGCTGACTATAACGGCAACCGATTTGGTGTAGATACGGGTACACTGGCAGAGCCTTATGGCCCACAATTCAGTTATGGCGAGGACAATCCATTAAATCATAGGTCAGGTTTCGCAATTCTGACATTTAATGATGGGAAACTGTTATGGCCTGAACTGGTTCACAAGTGGGCTGAGGATCAGGTTGAGTTCAGGGGAAAAATCATTAACGTTTG